ATCAAACTTTCAGTCATGTAAGGGTTTTTGTAAACTGTATAACGGTTATTCATTTGACCAGCTTTTTGGATACCAAATGCGTAGCTAGCTTTAGTTACATCACCATCAGAAGATGAAGCAAATCCTGGGATTGACTCAAGGATAGTTGCTACACTTGGAGAACATACGATGAAGTTTGCACCACCACGTAATGTCTTTTGGTGAATTTTGTTACTAACTTTTTGCATTTTAGTACCTAAAGTTTGGAACCACTGACCTTGAGTGTTATAGAAATTCAAGTCAGTTGCCCAAGCTGTTTTTCCTGCATTCAAGTAGTTGTTGTTTTTAGCTGACCAGTACTCATCCCATGCAGAAGCATCTTGGATCAACATGTCGATGATTTCAAGATCAATTTCCAATGCGATATACTCGCTCATGATTGAAGTTAATTCAGCTTCAGCATCCAATGATTGGTATGCGTTCAAATCTTGAGCGAATTCTGGTGTCCATTGTGCTTTCAACTTACGAGTTTTAGCAACAATAGCTTCAGATTTCATTTGGATATTGATTTGTGGAATAGCCAATTGGTCTGTAGATGTAGACTCAGCATTTGGATAACCAGCACCAGCATTATCTTCGAAGTCACCACGACGGTTGTCTTGTGGAGCTACGTTATAGAATAATGTGTTTGCTGTAGGACCCCATATTGAACCTGAACCTGGGATGTTTTGATTAGATAATGTAGATCCAGAGAAGATAAAGGTAATTTGGTTTGTACCGTTAGTAGCTGTGTACTGAGGGTATAAACGGTTAACTGTATCAGTAGCTGGGATAGTAACTGAACCTGAACCAGGAACGAATGCACGAACACCTTTGAAATCTGGGTAAGGAGCGTTAGTACCTGTACCAACAAAGTAAGTTACTTTTTGGATATTTTCTGCAGCAATAGAAGCAGATAATGTAGTATCGTAATCTACATCAGACCAAGAGGCAACTGAACGAGATACTTGTAAAGAAGCTGAGAATTGGTTGATTGAATATGCGAAACGACCTGCACCATAAAGACCACCATTAGGATCAGCAGCTACACCTGGGTTAGTACCACCGTACATTGAAGAACCAGAAGCGTAAGTATCACCAGCAGGACCAAATGGGAAAGTTGGAGCTGCTTTAGCAGAAGCACCACCATATTGGAAATCCAAGAAGAATACAAGACCAGAAGGTAAATTCATTGGTTGTACTGAAACGAATTCTTTAGAAGAAATCGAACCAAATACTTTGCGTACCAATGGAAGAGCTACACCAGCCCATTGTTCACCTTGACCTACGTTAAAGGTACCACCACCTACGTTTGTAGAAGATTGCTCAACTACCAATTGTTTTGCTTGGTTTTCAAGAATTAAAGCCATGTTGTTTTTTTCAACTTCGCTTCCTAATCCTTCCAAGAGACCCGTTTTGCCCCATTTTGCGGCCATACGAGCTGCGTCGCTTTGCATATTTTTCCAATTGCCAGCTGCGCTTTCTAAAAGAGAATTAATGTTTGACATTTTCTGTTTTTGTTTTTTGTTTAAAAATTAAATAATTCCAGCCAATTTTTGCATGCGTAAGAATGCATCGTTTGACTCTACGATTGGTTTTTTAGCGTTTGGTGTTACCATTGCTTTTGAAGCACTACCTAGGTTTTCTTTGATTGTATTTTTGTTAACTTTGATACCCTCGTTTAAAGTTTCAAACACCATCTTAACTTCACCTACAGTTGTTGCTTTGTCAAAAGAACTCAACACTTTCACTTTTTGGTTTTCGTTTAAGTTTTTAGATTTGAAGATTTTATTTGTGTAAAGCAATTTAGCATTTAACAAATTAATTTCGTTCAATTCAGACTTAAGAGTATTGATTGTTTTAAGAGCTTCATCTAATTCAGCTTTCATAGCTTCAGTTGCTACGTCAGCACCACCACGTCCTTCTGGTCCGTATGTGGTTTTAAATGTTGATTTTGCTTTAAAGAAATCTTCAATAGCACTTAAATCATTGCGGTAAGATTGAGTATTACCTTCAAATGAATTTTTAAATGGACCTTCAGCACGTAATTCAGTGTTAAAGATATTATTTTTTTCTTCATCTGTTTTTGCACTCATAAGTTTAGATGCAATTTCTGGGAATCTTTTTTCTAAACGTCTTACAGCACCTGGCTTAATTCCGAATAGTTCATCTACTGTTTCTTTTTCTTCCATCTCTTCGATTTCTCTTAAAAGTTCTGCTAGATCAACTTCTTCTTCGTCTTCTATGCCTGTTTCTTCAGCTTCCTCTTCTTCACCACCTTCGTGGCCAGCTTCGAGTTCGCCTGCTTTGATCATGTCCTTGATAACGTCTTCAATCATTGATTTAAGATCTTCATCGGTCATGTCTTCGAGGTCAAGTGGTTCACCTTCGTCTTCACCTTCTTCAGATTCTTCTTCCTCTTCTTCAGATTCTTCTTCCTCTTCTTCGGCTTCGTAAAGGCCTTCCGCTGTTTCCTCTTCTTCTAGCTCTCTTAAAAGCTCTTCCAAATCAATTTCCATCATTGCTGCATCTTGAGCATCTACATCACCATCACCATCTATATCTCTGTCTGGTTGTAGTTCTGCATATTCGTCTAATGCTTTTTCGCCCATTCCTTGGCCGAATCCTTCTTCTGAATCAGCATCCATTTTACCGAATCCTTCTTCTTCGAGTTCTTCTTTTTCCATTTCTTGGAGTTTTGCAGCGAACATTGTTTTCAATTGAGGTGTGAAGGCTTCTTCTAGAGCTGCTTTTGCATTTGCGATAGCGGTTTCTTTAACAGCTTTAGCATCAGCAATTGCTTCTTTGAGCAAGTCTCTGTTTGTTGCCATTTTTCCTAAATTATTTTTGTTGGGAAAATACGTTTATTAAGAAACGTAATAGAATTTTTTATATCGATGCCACATAGGATATGAGGGGGGTGGCATATTCGAGTTATATGTATGTAGCAAACACGTTAAAGTCGCAAGGAAAAAAAAAGCCCTCAAAAAGAGGGCTAATTTTCACCGGTTTGCATATTTTAAAATATCGGACAAGTACCTTTAGCACATAAAATTTCAGTAAGAATTGAATTTGTACGTGCGTATTCGTTTAAGTATGTTGTTCTTGATTCGTTTAGAGCACCGTTTATCATCCATGAATCTGGGTTAGATGGGTTGGAAACTAAGTCCCAAGTAAGTAATTCAAAGTCGTCTTGTACTTCCATTACTTCACCCATTTGTTTTAAAGAACCCATTCCTCGAGAAGAAATACCAATGATTAAGCCATTTCTAACTAATGCACCAGCAATACGACCTGATGAAGTACCTAATTCTCCGGGATCAGCAAATATTTCTACTTTACCCCAAATTTCATCACCTCTCCACCATACTTCACGTATAGCATGTGATGCGTTTTTAAGGTTAATTACTTGCGAATCAGGGTGGTCCAACTCACCTACCGTTTCGGTAGATTTCATTTGGATTTTGCGTGTAAAATTGTCGATTTCACGCTCCCACAAATCACGTTTGTAATAGCGACCATTTCCATTTTTTACCTCTACAGTAGCTAATATCCCTTCAACAAAAACATTACCGCTTTTGTTCATACCCTCAACCAATTTCATTGGTTTTGGATCAAAATGTCTGGTTTCTATTAAAAGTTGTTTACTCATAATTAAGATACATAATCAGATTTTTGATCATCAGGAGCAATATCATTTAAATAATCGTCTAAATCATCTTTTTGATCTAAAGCCATATTATCGTATGTGTCTATAATGTTATCTACATCTTGACCAGCATCCAATCGTTCTGTAGCATCTTCTACATAACTATCGTTTACGTCAAGATCTTCTACTTCGTCAATTACTTCTTTTTTTTTGCCTTTGAATTTTGACATCATTTTTTCAACTTTTTTGCGAGCTACCTCTAGTTTTTTAATGTCTTTTTCAAGTTCTTTAACTTTTTTCTTGTCAGTTAAGGCTTTCATATCCTCATCTTCATCAAGTTTTGAAAGTTTAGAACGTCTGTGGTCAATTAAAGCATCAATTTTGTCTAATTTAGCTTGTAAAACTTCATGTTCTGCTTCTTTGTTGATATCTGCTAAATCTTTTTCAACGCTTTCACGTAAAGATGAAGATTTATGGTTTCTTAGAACAGTTAAGATTTCATCTCTTTCTAATCCCATTTCTTTTAAATAGTCAAATGCATCTCCTTTAGACATTCCTTTTATTTGGTCTAAATAGTCTTCAACATCTAAAAGATCGTCTTGACTACCATATTCGTAATCATCAGAATAATGAGCTACATTTTTATCATCACTATATGATATAGGAAGATTTAAAAATCTTGCAGGTGCAACATCATTGTCGATAACACCAAGAGAAGCTTCTTCAAGTCCTTCTTCCATAATATTCAAGTTAGGAATCAAGAAATCACTTTCAGCCCAATATTGTTTATCACCAGCTTTGTTGAATTTATCAGCTTTTGCTTTTTCAACTTCTGCATTTAACGGGTGATATACTCTAAATTCTTTAGGTAGTTCAGTTGTTGGACCGTAGTTATCAGGTTTGTTAAGGATTTGTTTTACCATTGGTGGGATATCCATAATCAATTTTTTGATTGCTGGTTGATCACCATATCCTTTAACTAGGTTATTGTATAAAATATCTGAAATATATAATGTTAGGCTTCCAGGATTGTAAACGATATGTTCACCAAAACGTTTTCTAATATTTTGAGGAAAAGGAAGTTGGTTTGGAATAAAACGTCTACCACCTTCACCACCTCTACCAGAAGTGTTAACGCTAGGCATTTGATATGCTTCATCAACATCACTTTCTTCTATATTTTGAGAAATTGAATTTAATCCAGCACTATGACGAGAATATATTTTTTGAATTGTAGTTAAAGCTTCTTTATCACCTAAATGAGGTTGTTCAAGTTTAAAAAGAGTATCTTCAAATTCTTCAGAATTTAACTCTTCAAAAATCATATTTTGAACTACTTCACGCAACATGATTTCTTCAAGTGATTCACCTGCTTTTTTCCTACGTTCAAGTTCTTCTTTACGTTTTTGTGCTAATTTAGCTTTAATTTCTTTGTCAGTAAATTTGCTATCTTTTTTTTTAGTTACTAAATCTTCAATATCCGACACAAATTTTTTCTCTACACCTTCTTTCAAATCACCGTATCCGCTTGACTTGTATTTTCCTTTAGGCTCTTTTGGCTCACCTAAACCAGGTGCTTCAGTTGTATATCCTAAATCTTTAACACCAAATTGGGCATTTTTAGTATAGTAGATTTGATCTTTTTGTAAGTTTTTAAATACGATGTCTTTAAGTTCTTGCATCGTTTTATCAGCATTTTTAGGATCTTTCATTTCAGCGTAGTAACCCATCATGATTTGATCAAAGATCATATTGTCAGGATTTTTCTCATCTGAGTAATCAAAGTTATGGGCAAGATCTTCTTCTACAGGTTTAGAAACTTTTTTCTCTTCTGCTTTAACTTTCTCGTCTTCGTTTTTCTTTTTAGCTTCAGCTAAAAATGCTTCAAAAGCAGTTTCGTAAGATTCTTTTTTAGGGCGATCCATTATAGCAGGCATCACAGAAATTACATTTTCTGAAATGATGTTTTTGGTCTTAAGTGATGCTACTGCTTCATCAAATGTAGCAGCATTACGTACAATATGAGGAAATTCGCGTTTTGCCTCTGTAAGGAAAACACCTTTATGTCCTTTACCTTCTTTGATTAACAAATACTGATCTTGTAATGTCTTTTTCATTATTTTTCTGATAAGAGTTGTTTTATTTCTTTTAAATAGCTTAAAACTATTTCGATTGGTTTATTGATATCATATGAACCAGCATTTCCACCATATAATTCAATTGTTTCATTTTTTGCATTTGAAACAAGTGGTTGAATTTCGTTCATTAAGTTTTCAATTTCGTCTAACGAAGCAATGCGTCTTTTTTGAACGTCATTCATTTCATTTAGCATATCGTCTTCAAAAAGTTGCTTAACTTCTAAACCAGATCCTTTAATTTTTTTAGGTACTAGTTTGTATTTCTT